GTATATGTTATTGTCATCCTATAATAATGATGTTATGTCTTTTAAAGATATGAAGGATCAAGCTAAGTTTCATCATATATATACAATACTTCAAACAGGAAAAGCAGAAGACTTTAAAGCTCATATACAAGCATTTTTAAATATGAATGATGCAGATCTAGCAGATGCATTTAAAGATTCAGATGCATCAGCAGCGGATATTAGAAGAAGATTTACTGGTGTAGTTGATAAGATTGATAGTATGAGAGATAATTTTGATAAGTATGATTCTAAATTTATCAATCCTTATAATCCAGATAATTTTAAACAAAATAGTAGACCGTGGGCTCAGGAGATAATAAGAATGAAAGCATTTGATCATGCTAAAATGATGTTAATGTTTACAAATGATACTTATGAGCAGGCTGTTACAAGAATGAATTCTATTTTAAGTAACTTGTCTGTTGATCCTGTAGTAGATAAAATTGCTGCAAATGATATAGCTGCACTTACTAGTCAAAAGGGTATGCGTGCAGAGATAGAGTTATTAAAAGATGAAACTGCAGTAGCCCCTGCTAAAAATGCATCAAGAGAATTAAAAGAACAATACAAGAATAAGAAAGAAAAATTAAAAATCTTTGAGGAGTTTTATGATACTTTCTATAGCAAAGAAAACTATAGAGTAGTTAGCAGAACAAAAGATAAAGTTAAGTATGGCAAGTTAAAAGAGTCTGGTAAAAAGAAACTTAAAAAAGTATTTGTAAAACTATTAGATCACATTGCAAAAACAAATGATGGTAGAATACAAGATAATGATGCTGTAGATAAAGCATTTGAAATGATTATAGATCATGATGCATTGAATGGTAGAGCATCTGATTATTATCAAGCTGCAAGAATATTAAATGATCCTACAGCATTAAATGAGTTAGCTGATAGATCTGCTGAAGCTATGAATAAGATTTGGAATGATCAAAGAAAAAAGTTTAAGATATATGGCAGATTAAAAAATTGGACAGACTATCAAGAACGTGCTAAGATAGTATCAGATTTAGCAAAACATGGAATCTTTGCTGAAGCAGAGGAAGCTAAAACTTTTATTAAAACGGGTGTTGTACCTACAGATTTCTATAGTGAGGAAAGCAGATTAAATTCTATAACAGCTGAAGAAAATCCTGCTGCATACAAAACACTTATGAATGTATTTACAGCTTATAGAAAACAAAAGGAAGCAGAAAAAGCAGCTGGTGAAAATAAAGCTGGACAAGATGTTGAAATTAATGAAGAAGACTTTGATAAAAATTCTGATCTTAATGCTGGTGATGAAGTTGATTCAGTATCTGAAGTTGAAGAAGAAAGAGGTGCAGCAATATCTGAAAATGTACAACCAAGAATATATACAGAAAAAGATTATCAAAAGTTTATAGATCAAGATGAAGGTACACAAGCTATACTTAATAAAAAATATCAAGAGTATGAATATGCTTGGAATAAGTTAGGTATAAAAAAATTAGCAGGTAAGAATGGTAAAATCTTAACTAAAAGTGAATGGGTTAATTCAAATGAGGGTGGTGGTAAACTTGTTAAGGCAAGACATAGATTATTTAGAACCTATGCAATGCAAACACCAGGAGCAAAAAAGAAAATGACATTTGAAGAATATTTAACTAAGAATCAAGATCAACAGTTTCTTTTAAATGTTGTTAAAGGTTATGGTCTTAGAGTAGAGGATATACTTGTAGATACAGTTGTAAATGAAAACATATCAGTTGAACAGGGTTTAAATCCTGCTAGAGATAGTGTAGTAGAGACTGGTATTGATTATGCAAAGCATAAAATTAAAATCATTAGAAAGAAAAGATATGAAACAGAAGAAGGTGCTGCTGCAGATTATTTTATGGTTTTAACTCTTAATAATGAAAATACAGTTGATAAGTATGCAGGTCTTCCTAATGCTAACACTAATTTATCTACAACATATAAAACACAAGAAGAGGCTCAAGCTGCGGCTGATTGGTTGATATTGAATATGCCAGATGCAAGTACTTTTGGTTTCTTAATGGAGGGTACTGCAGAAGAGGAGTTTACTAGTGGAGAGATTGTTGTTAAAGATAAAAAAAGATATAGTGTAGAAAGTAAACAAGCAGATAATAGTATGCTTGTAAAAGACTTAGAATCTGGTAAAGAAGAAACTATAACTGCAGGCAAGTTTGAATCAGAAGGTTGGTCAAGATCTAAAGATGAAAAGATTATAATAGCTGATGTTAATAAGTCTACTAAATTATTTGTTAATAGAGCCTTACAGGTAATTCCTTATGATGAGAATGCAGATTCTTATAAAACAATGAATGATCCTGAACAAGAAGCAATACTAAGAGCTCAAGCAAGAAAAGATTTTGAAAAAAAATTACAACAACTTACACCTCAAGAAATTAATGACTTAAAGTTTAGTATTACAAAAGGTGAAGACTTTGAAAAAGTTATTAAAAATACAGCTCCTTCTGATAGAGATAAGTTTCCAGCTAGCGGTACTTATGATCAGAATGATCAAATAAGAGTTGGTGCTGCTAAGTATAGAGTTGTTATATATAGTGGGGATCAACCGCTTGCAATATTAGCTAGCCCTTATACTGCTACTATGGTAGATGCACAAGGTAATGAGATAGATCCTTTAACAATAACACAAAAACAAGCTGAAAGATTATTTATAGGTGCATTAGGTGATAAAACAGCATATAAAAAGATTAGAGCTAACTATGGTGCTGCATATGAAATAGAGCAGATGTTTAAAGAAGAGTTGGAAAAAGCTAAAGGTCAAGAAGCTGTTATTTCTTTAGCTAGTTTAAGAGAAAAAAATGTAGAGCTGCAACTTACTTCAGGTTTAATACTATATAATACAGCAGAAAAAATAGATGGGAAGTCTGTTCCTGCAGAATCAGATTTACAAGAATTAGCAAATAACGGTTTTACAGTTTCTAAAGGTACTGGTACAGATGGTAATCCATTATTCTTTATTGAAGACAATCAGGTTATAGATTTAGAGACAGGAGCAAAAGCAGAGATACAAGAGATTACAAACTTTCCTGCTAAAGATAAAAAAGGTTTAGATAAATTAAGATCAGACATCAAAGACTCTATGGCACGTCAAGGGTTTGATCCATTACGAAGTTTAGGTAGATATGTTGCTTATGTTTATTCACCAGGATTAGGAGAATATACAGCTTTTGAATTAAAAACAAAACCTAAATCATTAGAGCAAATAAATAAAATTTTTACAGATTATTTAAATCAAATGAATGATACTGTAAAAAATAATTTAGATGACAAAAAGAATGCAAAAGATGAAATGTATAATGTTGAGTTTAATACAAAACAACAATCTGATTTATTTATAGCTGGATTTAGTGGTCAAAGTTTTTCTATGGGTGTAACTAGCAAGGGTGACCTTAGATTTAATTACTTTGATAAGAAAGGGAACTTTGAAGAAACTGTATTTTTTAATGTAAAGCAATTAGGTGATTTATTACAGTCAGATGCTGGTGTTACATCAATTTTAAAAACCATTCAAAATAAGTTAAATCAAAGTGATAAAATTAATATACAACTTGATACACAAAGTTTTAGAGAGAGTTTACCAAAAGATCTTGCTTCTAGTAAAGGTAAGTATGAAATTATAAATTCTAAAACAGATGCTATTATTGATTCTAGTGTAAGATCAAAAATTTATGCTCAACTTGTATCTAACAATACACCTGCTATTCAAAATAGAATACAAACTGCATTAGATGCTAAAAGAGAAAAAGAAATAAAGATTCAAACTGTTGTTGAAAAACCACAATCTAATGTTAGTTTAACAAATGATAACTACTTTACAAAACAAGCAAAAGATAAATTTAAAAATATAGATGAGGGTATATTAAAAGAAATAGCAAACAAGATTGTTAAAGAAGGTAAAGAGAGTTTAACAAATAGGGAGAAGTTAGTATTACAAAATAAATCTAATAAGAATAGAGTTAGTGAATTTATGCTTGAGATTACTAGTAGACAACCTAGTTATGAAAGTCAAAAAGAAGCAGAGAATTCAGAAGAACAAAAACAAGTTGATGATGAGCTATCATTAAGAGATCAATTAAGAGTTCTTAGAAAAGAAAAGTATGATAAGTATTATCAAGAAAGATCTTTTCCAGAATTTAAAGGAGCACCAAATCCTAGGTATGTAGATGAGGAAGGTAAAAGAAGAGCAGCAGCTTTGGCTGATGTTAACGCAGATCAAGAGATAAAAGACTTAAGAGATAAAATAAATACTGCATTTAAAGTTGATACAGAATTTGATGGTAGAGATATAGAGGATATAAATAAGTTTATTACATGGTTAAAAGCTAATTTACCAGAAGATGTAGTAACAATAAAAGATATAAATGATCTATCTGAAAGGTTAAAGAATCAAGGTACTACTGTAGGCGCTTTTATGATGAGATTAAAAACATTACGTGGTAAGTCTAAGACTGTAGGAGAAATATATACATCTAAGGATTCTCCTTTTAGATACCATGAAGCATTCCATGCTGTTTTTAGATTATTATTAACTGAAGATCAGATTACAAATTTTTTAAACATAGCTAAGAAAGCTAAGAAAGCAGAACTTAAAAAAGAAAATAAAAGTTTAGATCAAGCATTAAAAGAACTTGCATTACTAAGTCCTACATATTCTGCCATGAATAGAAAAGAATTAGAAGACACTTTATATGAAGAGTATCTAGCAGATGAGTTTGAAAAGTTTAAACAAAGTCCTACTAGTACAAAAGTAGATTCTCAAGTAAAAAGTTTCTTTGCACAATTATTAGAAATGATAACAAAGATTTTTGAAAATGCATTTAAAGTGTTTTCAGGATCTGCATTGGTAGAGCAGTCTACTGATACTCAGTTAAATAGATTATTTCAAGATATTGATTCAGGTAAATTTAGATCATCAAAAACACAAGAGAATAGATTTACTGATGCAGTTGCAGAAACTAGTGGTGGAGTTTCTAATCCTATTTATGCTATAGTAGCAAAGGAAAATATAACTATACCAGTTACAATAAGGAAAGCTGGAGAGCTTGTTACATTTAATAGAAAGGTTGTAATACCATTTCCTGCAGAACAAGTAGATAGACTTGTAAAAAGAATTGCAGCTACATACACTCAACTTAAAAGCAGGTTTAAGCCTACAAGAGAGGGTGCTGGGTTTAGTAAGGCAAAAGGTATTAGACAAGCTACAGATATGGTTATACAAATGTATAATCCAGCTAACTCACAGTATGATAAGTTTAATGAAGATGTAGATAAAATATTTGAACTAGAAGATATATACAATGGTTTGAATAACCCAGACAACAAAAGAGCATTGGCTAATGGTGTAAGAGATTATATTAATATTGTTGAAGAAGTTGATAACATGTTAGATGATCAATTAGATGATGCTCAAAATGAAGAAAAAGATGCACCTTATCAGGCTAATGAAAAGAGGAATCAAATGGGTGGGTTTAGAAACCTAAATGAAATGATAAGAATGTTTATTCTTACAACCACAGTGGATGTTCAAGATGATAGGTTTGGAAATACTTTTATAAACCCTGATGCAGCTGAAGCAGATAGAATACCATTACAAGAAAGTGTAAACTATATTGAAGTGTTTAATGGTTTGTTAAAAGCACTTTCAGGAACTGATAATCCTGCAACATCTTTAACTAAAATGCATTTATTTTCTGAATCTAATAGAGAAACTAAAGCAGTGGTTGATAGATTCTTTACTGAGTTTTTTGGTAATGAAGGACCTAAGCTAGTTTCAGATTTTGTAGAAGGTAAGATTGAAATGCCTAAAGTACTTGGTGTTAGTGGTGCTGAGTTTTTTCAAAAAACAATGAATGCTTTTCATCAGTTTAGAGTTGATTATATTGTAGGACTTAAAGATAAAGCTACTGGAAATACAAGTTTAATTGCAGCAAATAAAAGTGATGATACACATTGGCAGTTACAAAGATGGAGTAATGCTTTTGATAATAAAGACTTAAGAAAAGGGTCAACATCTTACAATGCAATTATAAGAGGGTTAAAAGATTTAGAAAATCTTATGGTTTCAGGAGAAACTTTAAGTGATTCAGAACTTAAGGCGGAAGGTATAAGTGTTGCAGAAGCTCTTGAAAGACATTTAGGTATTGATCTTTCACCTAAGTTTATTGAGTATAGTTTACTTTCTACTATGAAATCTAAAACTGCACGTCAAAATAGTATAGTTAATTTGTTTGAAGAAAGACCTATAACTATAAGTGATGAAAATCAAAATTCAGATTTAAGAGAAATTATAAGAGCGTTAGAGAGAGGAGAACAACTTTACAATGAAACAAATAAAGATGACTCTATAGAATCTGAAAAAGAAACATCAACAAATTATTCAGAGCAAACATCCACTGATGCTCAAGGTGTTTTCTATAGATTGCAAAAATGGGCAATAGCTAATGCTGCTTTTGATGAAAGAGTTGGATCTACTGTGATGCTAGATCCAAAAGGTAATTATGTGTATACACATCAAACACCCACCTATCATTTAGAGATAGCAGAAAAACTTAATTCTATAAATGGTATAAACCAGTTAATAAATGAAAGGCCAGATTTAGTAGAGAACATGTTATTAAAAGATCCTAAATTTAGATCTCTTTCTGAATCACGTAAGTTAAGTATTATTAGAACTTTAGGTACAAGAACAACTAGTTTTAGTGTTACAAAGGATGGTCAAAAAATAGAAAACAAATCTTTAGATACTACTGATGATGCAAAAACATATGGTGATTATACACCAGTTGAATTTTTAGCTGATAGAATAAATTTATATCTGCTTAATTTTAATGATATAAATGGCAAGGTTTCTACATTAAATTTTGTTGACAACAATAATAAATCAAATCCATTTGCATATTCTCCAATTCTACTTAGAGTAATGAGTGATTCTAATATGGGTGATATGCAAAACATGCCTATTGTTAAAGTTGAAAGTAAGAAAGGTACTTTTGATAATGCTTATTTAAAAGAGTGGGCAATATTGATACAAGAAGATTATAAAATAATACAAAAAAATAGCAAAGAGTTAAAAGACAATAATGTTAAAGAAATACATAAAGGATACAATGATATAGAAACCTCTGATATTGATTTTACAAATGGTAATTTAAATAATGAATTGGTAGATGCAACTAAAG